CCCCGCGTAAACCTTCCAGATTTCCAGCGCCGCGGGGCCGATCAGCGCATCTGCATAGCTGCCCTCCCGGGTTTCCACTTCGACGCCGGAAGCCTCAAGCGCGTCAAAAATATTCTGTTTGATCGTTTCCGGCGTAATGCTTTCAAACATCAAGGTCCACCTCCCCGTAAACCGTTTCGAGGACGCATGAGACCCGCAGCGTCCCCTCGTCAAATTTTACCCGTACCTCCGATACCTCCGAGATGTACGGATGCACCAGCAGGCATTCCCGGACATACCGCGCGGCCTCCGCCTGCTTGAGCTCGTCGGTGTAGGCCGTCCCGATCAGGCTTTCGCACTCGTTGCCGTAGCCCCATGTGTAAACCGCAAAGCGGTACCGCGGGACCTGCAAAGCCCGGTAAGCCCACGAAAGCACCGCCTGCGCGCCGCTGACGATGACAGGCTCGCCGCCGCGCCAGACGGGGATATTGTTTTCATAGTCCCATTTGACCTCCCGGCAGAGCGGTAGGTCCACCGTCTGTTCCGCCGTCTCCGGCTGAATGATGGGGAATAAGCTCATGACAAAGCCACCGCCTTACACAAAATAATAAACCTCTCCCCGTCGGGGGTAATCAGCGCCACCTGGTCGCCTGAGGCGAGTTCTCCGGGGAGCTGTGCGGTTAGGGAGGCCGAGCCGTTGGAAAAGCCCGTCCCAGTCCCCGGCGGGGAGGGAAAGTCCGCTGTCCCCTCGAGGTCCGACGCGGTAACCGCACGCTCCCGCGCCAGCAGCCGGGGATCGATCAGCAGATCGCCCGCATCCAGCGTCAAATCCCCGGACTGTACGGTGAGCGGCGAAACCGAAACGACGACCCCGGTGCGCACCATCGGCAGAAACTGCCGCCCCGCCTCGCCTCCCATCACAGAAAGCATGGCCTGATATGGATTTTCCTGCATGTCTATCCCCCCTCCCCAGACACCTTATTGTGCAGGTTATCGAGATACTGCTGGTACTCCCCGGCGCTCTGCGGGGAACCGGACGAGCCGCCCGAAGCCGCCAGTTCCTCTCCGGCGCTCTTTTCATCCATGACAGCGTTGAGATTCAGCACCAGCTTGTTTGTATAAATGCCGTTTTTCCACTGATGAACGTCCGAATCGATGAAGAACCGCCCGCAGAGACCGGTCGTGCTCTCCTGCATCATGACCGACCCGCCCGAGGTGCAGGAAGCATCCCCGAGGCAGTTGACGGTGATCCTCTGCTCCGGGCCAGAGCCTTTCAGCAGGTCCGCGGCGGCCGCGTTGGCGTCCTCCCCCTGTTTCTGCTTCACAACCTTCTGCATCACGCCGTAGAGGGCCTCGCTCGCCGCGTCCTCCATAACGGACAGGAGGTTTTCGTTCTGGTCGTAAACCGCCGCCCGGTTGACGAGGCTCTGCGCGTCCTCAGTGGTGGAGGCGTCAATCAGGTTGGAGCCTCCCTTCACCACGAGGATTCGCCCCGCTGCGCCCTTCTCCAGCACATTGAGGGAGGTCCCCGAAAAGCGCACGAAATACTTTTTCCCCGTCTGCTTCGCCGCCTCGGTGTACATCGCCATGATAATTTCATAGAGGCTTTTCCCGAAAAACTTCCGGCTTACCGGAACCCCCGCCGCCGCAAGGCTCCCCGTCGGAATCCCGAACTCCCCGCAGACAGCGGCGGCAGCGGCCTCGGGGGTCATCTGCACGCATTTCATGCTCGTCTGGTTCTGTTTGAGATAGATCCCGTAGTCGAAGGCGGTCAGGTCGATGACCTGCGAAGCGGTCGAGCGCGTCCGGGTGAGCACAATCCCGGTGAAAAGGCCCGTCCCGTTTTCGCTCATGCTGACATGGCATCCCAGAGAGCAGTCCGGCGCGCCGTCGGCCAGCAGTCCAAAAGAAAGGGTCCGGGCGCACTGGGTGCAGCTCCCGGACCACTGAACAGTGGATACCAGCTTTGTGATGTCGAAGCTCCCGGAGGAGTTGGTTAATGTCAGTGTCATAGCAGCATCCTCTTGTCGGTGCGTCCGACATTGTTGAGAACGTCCAGCGGCGGACATACGATCGTCTGATCTGAAAACAGCATTGCCGGAACGGTGTTCTTTTCACTGTTGTTGTACCGGGAAAGCGCAAGTCCCAGTCGGTACATTTCGCTGCCGTCTGTAATCTTGTATGCATCCTTCACGATCTCCGCATAGGACTGATACTTTTTCCCATCGTAAGAGGGAAGCCGTTTCTGCACCGGCGCGGCCGCATCCGTATCGCTTTCCCTCGGCAGGTTCACTGCCGGGCTTGTGACAGCCGGAACCGCAATCGCACCGGCCGCCGCTGTCTGGCTCGCCGACACCTTGCGGTATCCGCGCATGGTGATCGTCGCATACACGTCCCCGGTGCCGTCCCGCTCGCCGTAGCTGATTTCCTCGATCAGCACCCGCTCGTTGATTCCGGTGCCCGATACGACGAAGCGCACCGGCTTCTTTCGTTTGATGATCTTCTCGATCCGCTCGACATATTCATACGGCTCGCCGGAATCGAGCGCGAACGGGTAATCGTTCTCCGGGAACATGCATCCGACCTTGATCGTCCCCAGCGCCATCCCGCCGGGCAGGTTCACGTCCCCGACCTCATGGATGTTGACCGTCTCGGTGCGCCTGCCGCAGGACACCTCGAAGCTCTCCGGCGTGACCGGCAGCGTGATCTGTCCGGACGCCTTGATGATAAATTTTCGCATAGCCGCCTCCTTCCGGGCAAAGAAAAGGGCGCCCCGTTCAGAGCGCCCCATCAGGGAAAACTATTTTCTATTTCACAATTTCAAATGGGAAAACTGCTAAAACCTGCCCTGTGCTTTCGATGGTAACCGTAACGCTTCCTTTTCCGCAGGCTTCGCCCAAATAGCGCGCGCTGTTACTTTCGTCCTTTCCATCGACTTCATAGTAACGGGAATTCGTCTCGGAAGACCCATCGGGAAATTTCCATTCAAAAAGGATCACTTCTCCTCCTTCCCAGCCATAACAACGAAATTCCATCCAGATCGGTTCGCCGGACCGAAACGCCGTTTTAGGCGTCAAATACTTGCTTCCTTTTTCGCGAAGGAAGCCTATGAGCCTTGGAGGGCCCACCGAATATTGACTTTCCTTTTCCGGGATGATGTTATCATAGGTTCCAATCAGCTTGTTGTCCGGCATGTATGCTGTGATTGAGTCGAGAAAAGCATCATCAAAGTGAATCATCGCATATTCTGCGATTGTTTTTACTTCCTCGGTCGAGAAGCCATGAAAACTCCCTTTGAAATCAAGATCCATGCCCGCCAACAGTGCTGCAACGAAGTCAGGGCCATAGCAGGCGTCTATATTCTTCATAACCTGCAGCTCAGTGGTGCCCGGTCCCAAATAATCCGCTATATATTGATACACCGGAATTCCGTACGAATAAAGAGCGGCGTAATAAGTTCTTATTCCGCTCTCTTTGTTTAGTATCAGACTGATCGTGTCGCTCACCACAGCCGCTTCCATTTCGTCAAGATCTAACGCCGCCGCCGCATCCACTACCAAGGGAATCACCAGATCCGCCACTGCGGGAGTATAATTCCGCAGGGCAAGCAGCCTGCATTCCCAATCAAAGGGTTTCTCGTTTACGATTAATTCCCCATAATAGCGATCGTCCTTGCGAAAAACCTTCAGGCTCTCGACGTATCGATACCAGTCCGCGGCATAAAGAGGGTTTCCATACCCGCCGAAATGATCACGCAGCGATTCTGTCAGCTTTTGTGATAAGTCACTGTCTTCTATTTTACCGTCAATATGAAGTGCCGCCTCCGGCTCTTCGCCCGCCTCGGAAGCAGCCGGCTGACTTGCCGCGCCACACCCTGCCACCACCAACACGCATAACAAAACAGAAAGCAGCTTTTTCATCCGTTTTCCCTCCTGTAGTTCTTTGCTATCAGCCTACCACATTCAGGAAAATTTTCCAACCCCTACGACAGTATTTGTGCCTCCTGCAGCTTTCTCGCAAGTTCTGACGCAATCCGGCCGATGTCCGCGTCCTCGCGCACCACAATGGTGTCGGCCAGCTTGGGAATGGTGATGCTCGCGCCTCCGTTTTTATATGCTCTTGCCTCGGCGGCGGTCAGCACCCGCTCGCCCTCATGCAGCCGGGCGGGATAATTGTCATACGGCACGTAGGAAAGGCCGTAGGCGTTTCCCGCCCCGTAATCCCCACTAACAGCACTCTCGTAGGAAAACGGGGCCCCATAGAGATCTTCGGTCGTCAAGCCATCCCGAATTCCGCTGGCCATTCCCTTTGATGCCTCGATCCCCAGCCGGTAATTTGCATTCCAGAATCGGGGGCTTTCTACCAACATTGTCGTTACATTTTCAGTCAGTAAAAGATCACTTTCCAGTTTAAGTTGTGCACCCTCCGAGGCGTTATATTCTGCTTCGGCCTGAATCCTTGCTTCCGCCAGCATCCGCCCGGCCTCCGCGCCGGTCAGTCCGTCCTGCTCAATTCTTTCATACGCCTCTTTTTCTTTCTGCCGTAAAATAGCTTCCCGTTCGTTATCAAGACTTGCTTCCCATTGGCCGATCAACCGTTCTGTTTTGCTGATCTGTTCAGAGTTGTTATTCAGGTATTCCGCCTGATCCTTCAACCCTTTCGATCGCTCTTCGGTATATCCCTCGCCGCGTGAAGCCTTACGCTCCTGCTCCAGCTCTTGCACAGTGGAGGCAATTCCCGAATAGGTTTCGGCCATCTCCGCCATAGCGTCGGGATTGGCCTCGCCCATCGCATTTGCGATTGCCTCCGCCGCCTCCGCACCGGGGATCAGCCCCTTTGAAACCATGTTGTAGATTTCGGTATTGCTGGTGCCCATCGCCTCAGCCAGATAATCGACCGCCGGGATGCCGCGATCGGTCAACTGATTGAGCCACTCCAGCGATGTCTTTCCGCTCGACTGCATTTTGCCAAGCGCGGTTGCGACCTCCGACATATCGGAGCTGCTCATGCCGAGCGCCGCGCCGGTGTCTCCGATCTGGGTCAGCCGCTTTTTGATTGCCTCCGGGTCGGTCGTGCCGTAGGCCGCAAGGGTTTTGGCGATGCCCTTCAAATCCTCGTACAGGAACGGCGTGGTGTTGGCCATCGTTTTAACGGCCTCGAGGGTACCGGCTGAATCTCCCTTGAGGATTTTGTCAAAGGCAATCTTGTCAAGCTCCCGCTGTGCGGCGATGGAGGTTCCCGTCTCCAGATCGGTAGCCATGCGCTCCTGCTGGGCGGAAATCTGCTCGCCACGATAATCTTTGAAGGCTTCGTCTTTATTGACTTCGATGCTCAGATTTCCGTTTAAAGCACCGGCCATAGTGCCAATACCCCCGCCAATCAACGTTCCCAAGCCCGGACCCAGAAGCATGGTTCCGATCGAAGCGCCGGAGCTGGCGCCGGAGAGCATACTGGAAAACATCGTGCCTCCCTCTGCTCCGAACCTGCTTCCGGCCCACGCATTTGCAGCGTTGCTTCCAAGCTCCTTCATCACATCTGCAAGCCCGGAGGCGTCAAATGCTGTCAAGATGCTGTCTTTGCCGTTTGTTGTTCCCGCCCTGCTTTGCAGTTTGGAGAATATTCCGCTCGCGTTGGTAAGTGACTTTTCTGTTTCCCGAGCGGATTTGTCAAGCAAGCTCAGATTTTGCCGCATCCGCTCATATTCTTCGTTGGCTTCATCGAGACGGTTGAGCAGCTCGTCGCTGACAATCCCATCTTTCGATGCCCTGCGGGCTTCTGTTATCTGCTTTTGCAGTCCCTGCAAATTTTTGCGAGCCGCATCCGTATCTAACTTCAGCGTTGCGCGGTTCGAGTTGAGCGCCTTGAGCTGCGCCTGCATCTCTTCGAGATTCTTGTTAAACCGTATCCCGGAGTTGTTCATTTTGTTGACTGCATCGCTGAAATTGTCCTTTGCAGAAATGGCAATAGAAACGTCTCTGCCCATGAATATCCCTCCTTTCGGGCATAGAAAAGCCCCGCTTTTCAGCGAGGCTTTCAAAATCCCAATAATTTTAGAATTGGTATTAGCACGATAACAATAAGAGGCCCTGCGCACGCAATTAATATGCCTTTCATCTGATCGCTCATGCTTTCTCTCCCTTTATTTCGCGCCACGCCCCAGAAATAAACTGTTATTCTATACAATTCTTGAAACTGTCCTTCGTTTCTTCGTGGTTCCTATTGAAGTAGGCGCCGACATTTTTTCCTGCCGGTGCACCTCCTTCCGGGTATAGAAATGCCCCGCACAAGTGGGGCTGTAAATCGCAAGTGTTTTTTTCAAAATAAGCGAGAAACAGGCAAAAAAGGGTCAATCCCGCTCCGCACCCTATCCAAATCCACTGCGTTTTCAAATCCATTTCTTCCGCGTGAATCGTAGCATATAACATTGGAATGAGCCCCAACGTGCTAAAAAGCAATCCGATAAAAGCGCGCCTTGCTTCGTTCATGCCCGCCCCTCCGCTTCCAGCCTTTCCACCGCCCGCCGGACCCCTTCAGCCCGGCCGATGCCCTCCCGCTCACAGAAGCGGTCGAGAATCGCCAACGTCTTTTCATCAAAGCGAACCGCAATCTGCACCCGCTTGGGCGCATCGGTTGGTCTGCCTGTCTTCAATGGATCACTTCCTTTGCATACCATAATTATAACCAATCGGTATGCGAAAGTCAAGGCTTATTTCGCCCCTCTAATTCCTTCTGGCAAAACGCCGTCAACAGCAGCCGTTCTCCCGGAGACTTTTGATAAAATTCCCCCGGCGTGATGTTTTTCTCCCGAAACAGAAAATACAGCAGCATCAGCCGGGGGTCTTTATTCAGTTTTTTTTAACCTCCTCGAGCGTCGCCGTCCGATAGCCGGAAAGCCGCTCCACCTCGCGGGAAAGGTCCTCGATCTCCCCCGGCAGCAGCAGGCTCTTCACCAGCTCGGCAGGAGTCGGGGCGTGGTGCTTCTCCAGCAGAGCCTTGTCCCGCAGGTTGGGGGCCGTCACTCCCGCCAGCAGGATATCGATCGCCATGTCCTCCGAAGACGCCTCTTTGATCTCCGCCACCCGGTTATAGGGCAGCGCCCGCAGTGAGAACACCACAGGCTCGCCGCACTCCTTCGAAAGCCGCTTGATTTTGACCTTCTTTTCGGGCAGCTTCGCCTTATCCAGCCCCATCAGTAAATCCAATACGTCCGGCATAAAAGTCCTCCCTTGACTTTCTGTGCCGCCCTGCTATAATAAAGACACAAAGGGCGCTGTTACAAGCAGCAAGCCCCTAAGTGCTAGTCAAAATTGCTAGCCGTTCGGTGGCCGCCGGACGGCTAGCGCGCTTTTATGGAAAGTATGCAGGTCAAAATGACCGTCCACACCAAAAACCTCAGAAATTGCTTTCCTCGGTCTCTCCACATCAGCCTCACCCCCTTTCACAAGGGAGTGGCTTGCCGCCATTGTAACAACGCCACGCTTATTCTAGCATGGCGCTCAATTTTTGTCTAGTTTTTCGCCGCTTCGCTCTGCATCCCTTCGGCTTGCCAAATTATGCTTCGCTTTCGCTCGCAAATTTGGAGCCTCATCCCTCCGTAATCGTGTCGAGGTATTCGTAGTTGGTGAAGGTGAACGGGGCCTCCACCTTTCCCAGCGTGTCGGCCTCCCAGTCGGCAAGGGTCAGGTCGTCAAACCCGGCGTTTTTCAGCACCACGCGCTCCGCACCGTAGCTGTCGGGGTCGGCCAGCTTCGAGATGATGGTGAACCGCACATCCTGCCCGTCCCGGATTTTCTCGCCGATCAGCTTTGCCATCCGCGAGGAAACCTTGTGCATCCGAAGTGAGCCGGTCCCCTTGTAGGATTTCACCTTGTAGTCAACGCCCATCTGTCCGCAGAGGGCAACGTCCTCCTTGTTGTAGGTGATCTTCGCCTGAAGTCCGTAGCATTCGGAAACCTTCTCACCCTCAAGCCACACCTCACCCCATGTGCCGGATAAAACTCTCTTTGCAGCATCCATAATAAAAGTCCTCCCTTGACTTTCTGTGCCGCCCTGCTATAATGAAGATGCAAAGGGCGCTGCGACAAGCGGTCAGCCCAGTCAGTTACAAGCTATCTCGGCAAAGCCAAGAAACCGTCACCGGCCAGGGTGGCGGTTTCTGCGTTTTACAACAATCGTCACCGTAAAGGCTCCGATATGTAACGTAATTCGCACAAGCCTCACCCCCTTTCGGGTGGTGTGGCCGACCGCCTGCCGTTGTTGCAGCGCCATGTTTATCATAGCATGGCGCTGTTTGTTTGTCTATCCCTGCGTTTTCGTCAGATCGTCACACTGATCGAGATATCCTCAATTGCGTCGAGAATCTTCACAGAGCAGGCAAGGAACACCTGATCGTCGGTGTTGGCCTCCTTGATTTCCTGTTCGCTCATGGCGGAGGTGTCGGTTCCCTTCAATTTGAGGTAATTTTCCTGCGCCGCGAGATCGATTTCGCAAGTTGATTTGCCCGCGGCGAGGATGCCCGCCAGCTCAAGCCCTTCCAGATAGCCCTTGATCGCGGCGATCAGCACGCATTTGTTGTCGTAGCTGTTCGCATACTTGCCGATGTAGCTGTCCTCGCAGGTGAGCCGGATGTCGTGGCCGATCATGTCCACCGCCTCGACGATCTTGATTTTCTTGAAGGCCGCTCCCTTCTCCTGCGTGGTGGTGGTCAGGCTGTTGACCCCGCGCGCAACCTTGATCTTTTCCCCGTCGTGGATCAGGATAAATTCCCCGGCGTCCACCGCGTTATCCGATTCCTCGGCAGAAAGGCGTTCCACCTCGATCAGCTCAGGCAGCGGCGCATAGGTGCAGGCAATGGTCATCGGCGTGCCTGCAATCAGCCCCGCGATCCGCGAGCAGAGCGCGGCAGTGGAGATTGCTCCGCCCTCGTCCTTTACGCCGGTGACGGTCACGTTGACAATCCCCTCGGAATCGGCTTCCTGATCGGGCAGCACCGCCTTGATGATGCTGTGGTCGTTTGCCCGGCGGCCCTTCACCCAGGTCGCAATCGCCGTAGCCTCGGCACTGGTGCAGTCTGCGGGGCCGCAGAGATAATCGATATCACCCTGCGTCTCAAAGTAGCCGGTGCCGTCTGAAATGTCGCTCGCGCCGGTGGTATCACTCTCGCCGCGCGTCGCCAGTACATAGGCCACCACCTTGCGCGGCGGGTTGACATATCCAATCAGCGCCCGCTTGATATAGGCGGCGTTGTCAGCCGCCAGCGTGGACGGAATATCCGCCGCCGAGTGAATGACAAAGCCTTTGTTTTGCAGGGCGGTCGTGCTGTCCCGCAGAATCAGCCCGACAACCCCTTTCTCGCTGCGCGCAATCGCCGCGGCAGCAGTAGTCTTGAATGTGATGCTGATGTTCGGAAGTCCCAAAATTATCCCTCCTGTATCGTGTTGTGAATTTTCTGCATGAGCGGCAGCGCCGGTTCCGGCCCCCGCCGTTCAAAATAGCGGCATTGCAGATCGACCCACGCGCGGTCGAAATCCATGCCGCCCTCACTGGCCGAAAACTTTACCGCCCGGTCGGCTACCTTGAGATACCCCGCCCGGAACAGATCGATGACGTCGGCCTGCATCTGCGCCAGCTCGTCGATATCGCTGTTTCCGTAATCGTCCACCTCTCCGAAGCAGGTGACGGTAAGGTATGCCGTTTCCTCGATCAGCCCCGCGTTGGCGTCCCTGCGGCTGATTCGCGGCGCTTCCAGCAGAAAACAGGGCCGCGTAAATTCCGTTGGGCAGAGATTACGGTGCAGGTCCCACCCCGGCCATTTCGCGGCCAGCGCCGCCGCAAGCGCGTCGAAAATATCGTTTTTGTTGATCATAGGCTCGCCTCCAGCTCCCGCGCGATTTCGTCCGCCCACGCCTCCGCTTCTCCGATGGCAATGCTCTCGGCCCGCATTGCCGAAGCGGCGTAGAAGTGATACCCGCTGACATAGGACACCCGCAGCCGGGGGGAAGCAATCCGATGTCCGCCCTCAAGATAATTTGTGATTGCGCCGGGGCTGTCGGCCCCGGTCGTTCCCTTTTCAGGACGAACCGCCGCATACCCGCCGCCCGAACCGACATGCACCACCTGCCATCGGCGCACCCTTCCGGAGGAATCATTGATCCCTGAACTGGCAATCTGCTGCTGAAGCTCCCGCTGTACCGCTCTGCCGACCCGCTCATGCAGCTCGCGGCGGCGCTCGGGGAACTCCTGCAGAATTTTGTCAAATGCGGCCCCAATCCGGTCTGTTTGAATGCGGTTTTCCATTACGGCTCCTTCGTGTTGGCGATCTCGTATTCGTTTTTGAATTCATCCAGCAGATAGCAGACGCGCACCGCGTAGGCGCCGCCGTCCGCCTTGACCAGATCCCCCGTTTTCAGCGTTACCGCCTTGGGAGTTACCAGCACCAGCCGATGCTCCACCTGTCCCTGCGGCTCCTTTTGGACGAATCCGAGATATTTTTCCGTTAAAAACCCGGGGAAAGAGCAGAGCGGCTTCTGCGTATGGCAGAGCTTGCCCTGTTCGTCCTTTCCCTTCTCCGGCCTTGTCGCGGCACAAGCCGTCGGCTCAATCAGCGCGGCGGTAATCTCCGCGCTGGCGGGATTCACCGCCGTAATCGAAGTGAGGAATAAATGCCTTCCCTTCCACTGCAGCGCATCGTGCAGGGTAAGATCCCCGCGCGGCACTGTAGAGAGCTTTACCGACCGCACCCCCATTCCCACCTTGGAAAAGAGGCTTGCCTTGTCTGTCAGCTCGACCGACGCCCAGAGGTTCCCGCTCTCCCGAAACGAAACAACGTCCCCGGATGCCTCAACCCGCAGCAGCGTCAGCTTATCCATCGGAGTTTTCATTTGCGTCGCCTCCGTTTTGAAGCTGAATCATCAGCCCGGTTAAATGACGCTCCAGAACGTCCGTTTTTATATCCGGATTCCGCAGCCCATGAAACGACAGATAGACCATCGTGCGGATCGCCTCGTTGGCTGTCTCCAACCGTCCCGTTTGCGCCCCCCAGTCGATTCCCGTCGC